GCTAGAGAGAGATATTCATTTGGATTCTCAGACCCTAGAGGTATCTTCGGATCACCAGGAGCGTAATCTAAATAATTGAAAAGGGCCCTTCGGGGCCCTTTTTTTTAACAACAAAAGGTAAATATGAATTTTAGAGTACAGATCAAAGCCTACGGATACAGTGCAGATTTCATAATCAGCTGTGAAGATAACAGCGAATCTTTTGAAAATTCATTGGTTGACAAACTAGGAGAAAATAGTATAGTCTGGGAAAAAAATGGATTTACTAGTAAATCCAAAGTTTGGATAACCTATGAGGAGGTTAATTATGCAAACACACATAAGGGACCTATACAAAGCGAAGAGGGGTCTCGAGACAGAGTGGGCAGTCCATCAGCGTGATAACCAAAGATATACTTTGGACATGGTTAGGATTGACAGCAAAATTAGAGAAGTTGTCAACGCGATTAAACAAGAGGAAGCTAAATTAGCAATTCTTGATAATAAAATCGAAGACGCGCAGCCTCAAGTTTCAGTAGCTACTTAATAAAAAGCTACATTTCAGAAAGACGACTTTCACTACGCAATCTCTTGCACTCTATTTAAAATAAGAGTATATTCTTAACACTGTATAATTAAAGAACATAGACGAATACAGTCGACGGCCTAGAGACTATGTTCGCAAAACTAGGAGGATATAAACATGGCAAATACTACATTTAAAGGACCAGTAACTTCCCTTAATGGATTTATTGGTGGACCAAATAAAAACGCAGGTGATACGCAACAAGGTGGAAAAAACACTTATTCGTTTGCGAGCACTTCAACAGTTACAGATGGAACTAACACTCTAGATGCAACTACTAACGAAGGCGTTTTAATTTATGTCGATAATGGAGCTGCTGGTAACGCTATCTATGCTTTTTCAGATGGATCAAACTGGAAAAGAGTAGACACAGGCGGAAACATAGCAAGTTCATAATAATTATGTGGGTGAGAAACTTCGAGACTTTTTGATCTTGATACTCACCCGCACCATAAGGAGAAAAATATAAGATGAAAAGTGATGTAAAAGCAGTAAGAGTTACAGGAACTGGAACAGTCTTCGCAGGAAGAACAAGATTAAGAGGATTAATTCTTGCATCTGATGGTGGTGGAGCAGGAACTGTAATTTTACAAGACAACACTAGTAGTACAACTTTATTTCAAGGAGACTGTCCAAGCGGTGATGTCTTTGCATTCAACATACCAGAAGATGGTGTAGTTTTTCCAGGCGGAATGAAAGTTTCTACTATTACAAATATTGCAGGTGCAACTTTCCTGATAGATAAGTAGGAGGTTAGATGGCTACATCTGGAACTACATCGTTCGATCTTCCGATCGACGAGATTATCGAAGAAGCATTTGAAAGAACAGGAATGCGTGGTAACCGTACGGGCTATCAATTAAAAAGCGCAAGACGTTCTTTAAATATCATGTTTTCTGAATGGGGAAACAGAGGTGTTCACCTTTGGAAAGTAAAACAAGCAACAGTTCCATTAGTAGAAGGCCAAGCAGAATATAATTTTGCAAACGATAATACTAATTTTCCTACAGACATAAGTGATGTGTTAGAGGCTTTTGTAAGAAATAATACTACAGCTACAGCACCAGTTGATACTACATTAACTAAAATAGATAGATCAGCATATGCAGCATTAGCGAATAAATTATCAAAAGGCACACCATCACAATATTATGTACAAAGAACTGTAGCACCTAGTATATTTTTATTTCAAACACCAAGTTCTTCTTTTTCAGGATCTAACTTTCAATTAAAATTTTTTTATGTAGCTAGAATACAAGACGCTGGTGCATATACAAACGAATCAGATGTAGTTTATAGATTTATACCTTGTATGACATCAGGATTGTCTTACTATTTAAGTTTAAAATATTCACCAGAAACAGCTCAAGGTAACAAATTAATTTACGAAGATGAGTTTAAAAGAGCATTAGATGAAGATGGTCAAAGAACTTCTACATTTATAACACCACAAACATTTTATGGAGATGGAGTATAATGGCATTCGCAAAAGGTAAACATGCAAAAGCAATATCAGACAGATCTGGTTTAGAATTTCCGTACAGAGAAATGGTAAAAGAATGGAATGGTATGTTTGTTCACACATCAGAGTTCGAACCAAAACAGCCACAACTAGAACCAAAACCAAAAGGATCTGATCCTCAAGGATTATTAAATGCTAGACCAGCTAGAACTGAAACAGCTGTTCCAAGACTATTACCTTTAAATGCATTTACAACAACAAATGCGTCTCAAATAATTAAAGTAAACGAACCTAATCATGGTAGATCTACAAGTGATAGAGTTAGATTTAGAGATGCACAAGGTGTTGCAAACATAACACCAGCTATTATAAATTTAGCTATTGGTTATGTAATTACAAAAACTGATGATAACAATTACACATTTGATTCTGATAATGCTGCAAATAAATCGATCTCAGGAGGCGGAGGCTCTGCATTTGCAGGTCCAGTAACGGTAGTAAAATAATGGCATATACACTTACAAACTTACAAGATGATATTAAAAATTATACAGAAGTAGATAGTTCTGTTTTTTCAACTTCTGTATTAAATAAACTAATACAAAATGCAGAAAACAAAATATACAGAGCTGTTGATTCTGACGCTGATAGGTTTTATGCAACATCAACTACAACAAGTGGAAACAGATTTGTAACCATACCATCAGACCTTAGAATTATAAGATATGTTCAAGTTAAAGACACAACAGACGGCAATAAACAAAAATTTTTAGATCAAAGAGATACTAGCTTTATGGCAGAATATTATAATACACCAGGCACAGCTTCAGGTGTCCCTAAATATTATGCTAATTGGGATGCTAATTTTTGGGTAATCGCACCTACTCCTAATGCATCATTTGAAATAACATTAGCCTATATTAAACAGCCAACTAGCCTCACAGACTCTTCTGTAAGTGGTAGTGGCACTTATTTATCAAACAAATATCAAGATTTACTTTTATATGCTTCTCTTGTAGAAGCTTATGGATACTTGAAAGGTCCTGCGGATATGATACAATACTATACGCAAGCCTATGAAAGAGCTATTGAAACGTATGCGATTGAACAACAAGGTCGTAGACGCCGGGGCGAATATGAAGATGGTGTTATTCGTACTCCACTTAAATCAGTTAACCCATCACAATAGGAGATAAAATATGGCAAATATAGTACCTGACTCGTTTAAAACTGGATTGTTCAAAGGAACATTCAACTTCGATACTTCTGGTAACGGAGGAAACACTTTTAAACTTGCTTTGTATACTAGTATCTCTTCTTACAGCACATCATCAACAGCTTATCTAGCTGGTACAGGAAATGGTGAAGTTAGTTCTTCAGGAACAAACTATACAGCTGGTGGAAATGCTCTAACTAATTCTGGTGTAAGTGTTTCATCAAACATAGCTTTTATAGATTTTTCTGATCTAACTTTTTCATCTGTTACGTTGACTGCTGCGGGAGCTGCTATTTACAAAACAACTGGCGGAGGAAACGAGCTAGTAATGGTGTTGGATTTTGGAGGAAACAAAACTGCAACTAACGGAGACTTTGTTGTTCAGTTCCCTACAAACGATTCATCAAACGCGATATTAAGAATTGGTAACGCGTAATAGTAAAGGATTAAAGAATGGCTTTTGTACTTAACGATAGAGTTAAACAGACTAGTACTACGACTGGTACAGGTACATTTAGTTTGACAGGAACTGAAACAGGTTTCGAAACTTTTGTAACTGGTATTGGCGATACTAATAGTACGTTCTACGCTATAGCAAACGATGGAACTTCTGAATTTGAAGTCGGTATTGGTACAGTGACTGACGCAAGCACTGATACACTTTCTAGAGATACCGTTATCTCCTCTTCTAATTCAGATAACAAAGTTGATTTTAGCGCTGGAACAAAAACTGTTTTCTGTACATATCCTGCAAAGAGAGCACCATCTGCAGCGATGACAGCATCTACATATGTTAATACACATTCAGCAACAATATCTGATACACAAACAATGGAGTCTGGAGTTTTAGCAGGACCAGTAACAGTGTCAGGTAATGTTACAGTAACAGGGACGTTGGTAATTATATAATGAGTCAAATAGAAGTAGATAAAATAATACCTCAATCTGGAACAGCATTACAAGCTGGTGAGAATGGTGATACGATTACAGTACCAGCAGGTGCTACTTTAAATTTAACAAACGCTACAGTTACATATCCAGATGGTTCTGTACAAAACGTAGACCTTGCAAATTCTACTATTACAATAAACGGATCAGCGGTAGCTTTAGGTGGATCTGTAACCGTAGGTGAAACTAAACCGACTATATCAGCTATTAACCCAAGCGTAATTGAAAATACACAAACAGCTGTAACTATAACAGGAACAAACTTTGTATCTGTTCCTACGGTTGAAGCGATTAGTTCTACAGGTGCTATTACAAGAGCAGACACAGTTTCTTTCACAAGTTCAACAACAATTGTAGCTAACTTTACTTTACCAGTTGATGGCACTTATTTTATCAGGGTTGAGAATAATGATGGTAATGCGGTAAGATCATCTTCTGCATTATTGACAGTTTCAGATGCTCCAGCATGGACTACAGCTGCAGGATCTTTAGGATCAAACGCTGCAGGATCTTCAGTTTCATATACAGTAGCGGCAACAAATGCCACTAGCTTTGCAGTACAATCAGGGTCATTACCTGGAGGTGTATCTTTAAATTCAAGCACTGGAGCAATTACAGGGACTGAATCTGGAGCTACATCAGAAACAACATACAGTTTTACAATTAGAGCCACAGATGCTCAGGGACAAACAGCAGATAGGGCCTTTTCAATAACAATAACAGTTGGTATAAACAACTCAGGACAGTTTAACTAGGATAATATTATGGCATCAGCTTTTATAACAAGAACACCATCAAGTAACGGAAGTGAAACTAAATCTACTCTTTCAATGTGGGTTAAAAGATCAGGTTTAACTGCTCAAGAAACTTTATATTTCAGTAGTAGTAGTAGTGATAACAAAATGATTATTAGATTTAATGCTGATGATACTTTTGATGTAAGAAATAAAGTTGGTGGTTCATTTCCATTAGACATTGAAACAAATAGAAAATTTAGAGATGTTGGAGCTTGGATGCACCTTGTTTTTAAATTTGATACAACACAAGCAACTTCATCAGATAGATTTAAAATGTATATAAATGGTGTTGATGAAAAAGGAGTAGGTGGATATTCTACAGAAACTTATCCATCACAAAATGCGAATCTTTCAATGAATCAAACTGATGACCAACTTTGGGTTTGTTCTGAATCAGGAACAGGAAGTGCTTTTGATGGTTTAGTGGCTCATGTTCATTGGACAGATGGTTATGCTTATGATGCATCAACTTTTGGTGAAACAGATTCTACGTCAGGAATTTGGGTTGCAAAAACTAATCCATCAGTAACTTATGGAACTAATGGTTTCTTTTTAAAATTTGAAAACTCAGGAAATATGGATTTAGATAGTAGTGGTAATAACTTATCATTTACTACATCAGGAAATTTAACTCAAAATATAGATAGTCCTACAAACAACTTTGCTACACTAAATCCTTTACATAAAGGAAGTACTTTAACAGGTTATACTTTTGCTAATGGTAATAACACAATAACTTTTGGTTCAACTACTTATCCTTATACTTTTTCAACACAAGCAGTATCATCAGGAAAATGGTACGCTGAATTTAAAGCTACAGCAAATGCAACTACAGTTGGAATAGGAATTAGCGCCGGTGAAAACGATGGAACATACTTCAGTCATAGTCAATACGATTATGCTTATTATGGTTATAATGGAAATATTCAATCAAATCAGCAAGCCTCACCAGCTGGCTATGGAAGTGCATTAAGTAATAATGACATTTTAGGTGTTGCTATGGATTTAGATAACAATAAATTATATTTTTCTATAAACGGAACTTTTCAAAATTCAGGAGTGCCAACTTCAGGTAGCACAGGCACAGGTGCTAAATCAATTAGTGCACCATCTTCTACACCAACAGGAGTTTATCATTTTTCTGTTGGAGATCAAAATACTCAAGCAGGATCAGTTCAATGTAACTTTGGCTCAGGATTTTTTGGTACAACTGCTGTAGCTTCAGCTAATGCAGATGGTAATGGTTTTGGGGAATTTGAATATTCTGTGCCTACAGGGTATTATGCGTTATGTACTAAAAATATAAAGGAGTTTGGATAATGGCCTATATAACTTTTCAACCATCAGATTATTTTAATGCAAAACTATATGATGGTAATGGATCAACTAATGCACAAACAGGTGTAGGTTTTGAACCTGATTTAATATGGATTAAAAATAGAGATGGTGGTGGTGGTTCACACGATCATTATTTGTTTGATCAAGTTAGAGGAGTAACAAAATATGTTAGATCAAATGTAGCTAATGCAGAGGGAACAGCATCAGGTGTAACTGCTTTTGATTCAGATGGATTTACTTTAGGATCATCAGATGGAATGAATGAAAACGGAAGAACTTTTGTATCTTGGAATTGGAGAGCAAGTGGGACATCAGGATCAGCAAATTCAGATGGTACTATAAGTTCAACAGTTTCAGCTAATACTACTGCTGGGTTTTCAATTGTTAAGTATACTGGAACAGGTTCTAATGGCACAGTAGGACATGGATTAGGAAGTAATCCTCCAGCTTTTATTATAGTAAAAAGATATGATAGTGGTACTAAAAGTTGGGTTGTTCAAGTAAAAGGAATTAATGCAGCAGCACACATAAACGAAACAACAGCATTCACGGGTAGCTGGTCTGATTATTGGAACTCAACTCATGCAACAACAGATGTTTTTGCTGTAGGAACAGGTTCAGGTGGTTCAAATGTTTCAGGAGGAACTCACATAGCTTACTGTTTTTCAAATGTAAAAGGCCATCAAAAAGCAGGAATTTATAAAGGAAACGGAAATGCTGATGGATCATTTGTATACTGTGGTTTTAAACCAAACTTTGTATTTATTAAAAATACTGCTGCTACAGCTCAATGGCAAATGAGAGATGGACAAAGAGGTGTTAATGGTGCGATTAAAACATTATACTCTGATAGTGGTGAACAAGAAACTTCAGGAGATACAATAGATTTATGTTCTAATGGATTTAAAATTAGAAATGATAGTAACGTTCAAAATTCTAATGGAACTAATTATGTTTTTTTAGCAGTAGCAGAAACACCTTTTGTAGCATCTAATGGAGATCCAGTAACAGCAAGATAATTATGAGTGAAGTAAAAGTAAATAAAGTAAGTCCACGATCAGGAACAGGAGTTCAGCTAGGAGATGCTGGCGATACAATAACTGTACCAAACAGTGCAAACTTAACAGTTGGCGGTACACTTACTGCAACAACAGGCGGTGGTATTGCAAACGCTGCTTTAGCAAACTCAGCAATTACAATTAATGGATCTGCAGTTTCTCTTGGAGGATCTGTAACTGTAGGTGAAACTAAACCTACTATAACAGGAGTTAATCCATCAACGATAGAAAACACAGCAACTAACGTTGTTATCTCAGGAACTAATTTTGTATCAATTCCACAAGTTGAAGCAATCAGTTCTACAGGAGCCGTTACTGCAGCTAACACAGTTACCTTCACAAGTGCTACATCTATTACAGCTAATTTTACTTTACCTGTAGACGGCGCTTATTTTATTCGTGTAGAAAATAATGATGGTAATGCGGTAAGATCTGGTGCAATTTTAACTGTATCTGATGCACCAGGCTGGACAACGTCCGCTGGCTCATTAGGAACAATAGCTGGAAACTTTTCAGGAACAGTTGCAACAGTAGCTGCTTCTGGTGACACAGTAACTTTTAGTGAAGTTACATCTGTATTAACAAATGCGTCTCAAGCTAATTGTACTTTAAATTCATCGACAGGTGTGATAACTACTACTGACTTTGGTGGTAGTAGCACCGTAGCAACTCTTTACACATTTACGTTAAGAGCCACAGACGCTCAAGGTCAAACGGCAGACAGAGTTTTTACGCTACAATCATCATTTGGAGCTACAGGAGGAGCACAATTTAACCCTTAGAATAATATTATGACAACTAGAATATCAAGAACAAACGGAACACCGACACTTACAACTAAATGTACATTTTCTGCATGGGTAAAAAGATCAGATAGTTCTATAAACAATTCAGGTTTAGATGCTGCACTTATTGAAACTTATACAGATTCTAATAACTTTGCTTTTATAAGATTTGATGGTAATGATCAAATTCAAATCTATGGAAAAACCTCAGCAGGCAATCAAATAGTTTGTGATACAGATGCAAAATTTAGAGATCCTAATGCTTGGTATCATATTGTAGCTGTGCTAGATAGCACAGAAAGCACATCATCTGATAGAGTAAAACTTTATGTAAATGGTGAACTACAAACTTTTCAAGGTTCACCTACTTTTCCAAGTGGTGAAGTTCTTTTCAACAAAGCCAGTGCAACTCTTAATCTAGGTAATAGTCAAAAATATACTTCTAATTTTCATTTTGATGGTCAATATAGTCATGTTCATTTTATTGATGGACTAGCTTATCAAGCATCAACTTTTGGAGAAACAGATTCTACAACTGGCGAATGGAAAATAAATACTTCTCCATCAGTTACTTACGGCACAAATGGTTTCTTTATGTTTAAAGACGATGCAAGTTTAAATGACGATAGTGGTAATGGTAATAACTTTACTGTAAGCTCTGGATCAATACAGAAATCAGAAGATTGTCCTAGTAATGTTTTTGCTACTATGTCACCAATAGACGTAAGTGGTTTAAATGCAGGTTATTCAACTTTAACTAATGGAAACACAAGACAAGATACAGTTTCAGCATCTCAAAATAGTGGTTCAAGAAGTACATTAGCTGTAAATTCAGGTAAATGGTACGTAGAAGCAAAAGCGTTTGGAAGTGCTTCGCCTGAGTTTAGACGAATTGGTATTTTAGGAATGGACAGCTCTACTTGGAGAACAGCAACTAACAGTGCACTTACTTCTCATGCTGAAGGATATGCTTACAAATCTAGTGGCGACAAAGGTAATAATGGTAATGAAGTTTCTTACGCAAATTCTTATACCAATGGTGATATTGTTGGAATTGCTTTTGATGCTGACAATGGAACTATTTGGTTTTCTAAAAATGGCACTTGGCAAAACTCAGCAACAATAACTGAAATTCAAAATGGAACTACAACCAATTCAGCTTTTTCAAGTATTCCAATGACAAGATTTTATGGATTTGCTGCTACATTAGCAGGTGCAACAAGTAATATGGGATTTGAATGGAATTTCGGCAACGGCTTCTTCGGAACAACAGCAATATCTTCAGAAGGAACTAACGCATCAGGTATCGGTAAATTTGAGTATGATGTACCAACAGGTTACACAGCTCTATCAACTAAAGGATTAAACGAATAATGGCTTATACAACTATAAATAAATCTACAGATCATTTTAATACTACTATTTATACAGGTAGTGGTTCTGCAAGGACAATTACTACAGGTTTACAATCAGATTTTGTTTGGTTAAAAAATAGATCAGCCACTGGTCATCATTATTTATTTGATCAAGTTAGAGGAGTACAAAAGCCAATATATTCTAGTTCAAGTGCTGCTGAAGCTAGTGCTGATTCAACACAATTAACAGCCTTTGGGTCAACAGGTTTTGATATAGGAACTACGACAGATTTTAATGCTAATGGCACAACTGCTGTATCTTGGACTTGGAAAGCAGGTGGAGGTGCAGGTTCTTCTAATACAGATGGAACTATAAACACAATATCTACTTCCGTTAATACAACTGCTGGATTTAGTATATCTACTTATGCTGGTAACTCTACACAAGGAGCAACAATAGGACATGGATTAGGTGTTGCACCAAAAATGATTATTCTTAAATCTACTACACACACTGAAGATTGGGCAGTTGCTCATGAACAAATGAATTCAAGTAATCCTTGGGATTACTATCTAAATCTTAATTTGACTGGTGGTAGAAGTCAAAATAATAATAGATTTGGTAATGTTGCTCCAACATCAACTGTATTTACATTAGGTAATTCAGATGAAGTTAATGGTTCAGGTAAATCTTATGTAGTTTACTGCTTTGCAGAAAAAACAGGGTTTAGTAAGTTTGGTTCGTATGTTGGTAATGGAAATGCTGATGGACCTTTTATTTACACAGGATTTAAACCAGGTTTTATCATATGGAAAAGAACTGATAGTGCTAATGGTTGGATTTTAATGGATACAAAAAGATCACCTGTCAATAATGTGGATGATTTAGTAGAAGTACAAAGTAATGGTGCTGAAGCAACAGATTCAAGTTATCGTGTAGATTATTTATCTAATGGATTTAAAATAAGAAATACAAATAACGTATTTAACAATGGTAGTGGTTCATACATATATATGGCATTTGCATCAGTACCATTAGTAGGAAGTAATGACGTACCAGCAACGGCGAGATAATTATGAGTAGTATATTAAAAGTAGATACAATACAGGACCAAAACGGAAACCTGATCATCAGTAAAGATTCTGGTGGCGGTGGTTTTGAGGGAACGTATTTTTCTTCTTCTAGTCCAAAAACTTTTACAGTGACTGTCGCAGCAAAAACTGCAGCTTCTCCATATTTTAATGTTGGAAGTTCTCTTGGTTACTACATTGATGGTGTTCAAACACCTATCATAGAATTAAAAGGTAATGACACAGGTAAACCATACTACTACAAGTTTGATCAATCAGATGCTTCTAACTCTGGTCACCCATTAAGATTTTACAACAACGTATCTAAAACAACTCAGTATACAACTGGAGTTACGACTTCAGGAACACCAGGAAGTTCTGGAGCACATACAACAATTGCTGTCGATAACACAACACCAAACGTTTTATATTATCAATGTACCAATCATGGTAACATGGGTAATTTTATTAATCACAATTCTACAAAATTAAACACGGGTGTATTTTTAACTATGCCCGCAACTGATGGTACAAGTGGACAAGCACTAACTACAGATGGATCTGGTGTATTATCTTTCAATACAGTTGCAGAAACTAAACCAACAATATCTTCTATCAATCCTAGTGTTATAGATAATAATGCTACAAACGTTGTAATTACTGGAGCTAATTTTCAATCTGTTCCTTTTGTTGACGCAATCAATTCATCAACAGGAGCAATTACAACAGCTAACTCTGTAACATTCACAAGTGCAACAACTATCACTGCAAACTTTACATTGTCAGTTGATGGTACATATTTTATTAGAATAGAAAATAACGATGGTCTTGCGGTTAGATCAGGATCAGCTTTACTTACAGTTTCTGATGCACCTGCATGGACAACAGCAGCTGGTAGTTTGGGGACAGTGGCTGCAGCAGGAACTATTAACTTTACAGTTGCTGCAACAGATGCTACAAGTTTTGCTGTACAGTCTGGATCACTTCCAGGTGGTGCGAGTTTAAATTCTAGCACTGGTGCTATAACTGGAACAGAGTCTGGATCAACTGCAACAACCACGTATACATTTACAATACGTGCAACAGACGCTCAGGGACAAACAGCTGATCGTCAGTTTACTATAACAATATCTCATGGAGCTTCAGGAGGGGCACAGTTTACATAATGGCTAGTACAAGATTAACAAGAACATCAGGAACACCAACTAACAACTCAAAATGGACTATTAGTGTTTGGTTGAAAAGAGCATCTCTTTCAGGTGATGATTTTATATTTGACGCATATGTATCAGCAAATGATAGATTTAAATTTGCTTTTAACACTGCTAATAAATTAGAGATTTGGAATAGTAATGGTGGTTCAGATGATAGTAAATTAGATGCAACTAGAAAATTTAGAGATACTGGAGCTTGGTATCACCTAGTTCTTTCTATGGACGCAACATTATCAACTGCCTCTGATAGGTTTAAGCTGTATGTCAATGGTACTAGAGAAACAGATTTTGGTAGTAATATAAATCCTCCACAAAACTCAACAGAGTTCGTTGTTAATCAAAATGGTGCAACATTAGCCATAGGTGACTATCATGGAGGAAGCAATAATTTTGATGGTTGTATGTCTCATTTTCATTTTGTGGATGGTACAGCTTATGATCCTTCTACTTTTGGTGAAACAGATAGTACAACTGGAGAATGGAAAATAAATTCAAATCCAACTGTTACTTATGGAAACAATGGTTTCTTTTTATTTAAAGATAATGCTTCTGTTACAGATCAATCAGGTAATTCTAATAACTTTACTGTAGCTGCTGGAACTCTATTAGCTACTGAAGATAACCCTAGCAATAATTTTCCTATATTAAATACAATGATAGCTTATACACCTGCAACAACTGCTATAGGAGGCGCTTTACAAATTACAAAAACAGACTCAGGTTATAAACCAGGTTTAGCAACGTTTGGTGCTTTTGCTGGTAAGTATTATGCTGAGTTTAAATTAGAAACTGCATCAGGCTATACAAACTTTGGTGTCGTAAATGTTTTTAAGGATGTATTTGTGGGAACTGGTTCAGGATTAGATTATATTGGTGATGGCACTGATGGTGTTGCTTATCAACCAGGTTCATCATCACTTTATTATAACGGTGGATCAGTAGGTAGTTATGGTACAGCAGCACAAGGAGATATTATTGGAATAGCTTTGGATATAGATAATGGTTTTGTGTATTGGTCTAAGAATGGAACATTTTTAAATTCAGGAGTTCCAACTTCAGGTGGCACAGGCACAGGAGGATATGCTTTATCAAACTTAGAAAGCGCTTCAGGTAATTATTATGTATTTGGAGTTTCAGTTGCTGGAACAGGTGGAACTAGAACGATATCTTGTAATTTTGGTCAAGGGTTTTTTGGAACAACAGCAGTAGCTTCTGCTGGAACTAACGCAAGTAACCATGGTGTTTTTGAATACGATGTACCAGCTGGCTTTACTGCAATGTGTTCGAAAGGATTAAACGAATAATGGCTTATATTTCTTTTTCACCTAAAGATTATTTTAATAGTGTACTTTACACAGGTAATGGATCAACTAACGCTATCACGGGAACTGGATTTCAACCAGATTGGGTCTGGTGTAAAAAAAGAAATAGCGCTCAAGATCATGGAGCTGTGGACGCAGTTAGAGGTGTAACAAAAGTTGTATACCCTAACCTTAATTCAGCTGAATCAACAGACGCCAATTCAGTAACTGCGTTTGGAACGGATGGATTTACTTTAGGTTCAAGTGGAGATTTTAACCAGAACAGCGATACTTACGTTTCTTGGAATTGGAGAGCTGGTGCAGGTGCAGGCTCTTCTAATACAGATGGTTCGATAAATACCACATCTACTTCTGTTAATACGACTGCTGGTTTTTCTATATCTACTTATACAGGCACAGGTTCAAATGCAACTATAGGTCATGGCTTAGGTGCTGTACCAAGATTTATGTTAATCAAAAATAGAACTGATGCCTCTACTGATTGGATCGTTTATCACCACGCGCTAGGTAATGCTTCTGTTCTTCATTTAAATACTACAGATAATGAACAAGCAGCATCAGGTGTTTTCAATAGTACAACACCTACTTCCTCTGTAATAACTTTAGGAACTGATAGTAAATCAAACGGCAGTGGTAAGAATTATGTTTGTTATGCTTTTGCTGAAAAACCAGGATTTTCTAAAGCTGGATTCTACAGAGGAAATAATATTACAGATGGTACATTTGCCTACACTGGTTTTAAACCTGCATTTATTTTAATGAAAAGAAATACAGCAGGTTCTAGCTGGTCATTGATTGATAATAAAATACCACGTTATAATGAAACAGATAAATATATAATTACTGATACTAGTGCTGCTGAACAATCAACAGCAGTTGATATACTTTCACATGGATTTAAGTTAAGAACAACTGGCGGAAATCAAAATGCATCTGCAACTTATTACTTTGTAGCATTTGCAGATATGCCCATGGTAGGAAGTAATAATACACCAGCATTAGCGAGGTAACCTCGCATGTATTTTGGCGCTACCCCCTTTTCCGCAGCAGCGTTTTCAGATGTAGGATTTAGTCCTGAT